CTGGTGATATAACTCCTGAAAGATCAGAAAACGAAGCTATAGCAGCGGGTACAGATGATTTACCATTTTGAGGAAAAGCAAAAACATAAAGCTTTCAAAAGCTAAAGCTATTAAGTATTTTAACGAGTATATAAGGCTTAGAGATCAAAATAAGCCTTGTATTACTTGTAATACTTTGAAGGGTACTAAAGACGCTGGTCATTTTATTTCATGCCGTTTTGAGGCTACTAAATTTGATGAGCGTAACGTGCATGGTCAATGTCAAAAGTGTAACCGTTTTGAATATGGTAATCAATACGAACACGGCAAAAAAATAGATGAAATTTACGGAGAGGGTACGGCTGATAGTATCTTGATAAAAAGTAAAATGTTCTGTAAAAGAAATCAATACGACTATGAACAAATAGCGGAGTATTATTTAAACAAGATAAAAGAATATGAAAAAAAAAATAAGTAAAATATTGTGTGTAGTAGGTGCTGGTATATTGGTTTCTTCTATACTATCTCAGATTATGTATAACCCGTATCATATAGGTTTATTAGCTGGTGCATGTGCTATATGTAGTTTAGAGCTTTTCAAAGATGCGTAGATACCATTCTTTAAGTCAAGCATCTAAATTGCTGCATACATCGCCATTCAGCCTAAAAGAGACTATTTTATGTCTAGATATAGGCGTTAATCAGAACAATAGATTAAGTATTGATGATAGAGATATTAAGTATTTAGATAGTGTCCATAGACTTAGGAAAGAAAGCGGTCTTAATGTGTCGTTTTTAAAGAAAATGAATAAAAGTATGATTGATAAAATGATAGAACTATTATGAGTTATAAGAACAATAAGAAAAAGATTCACCCTTATCTAGTAAAGTTTTTCAATTTTTGGGAAACAGATATGTATTCAGAAAAAACAAAAAATAAACTAAGAAAAAAACTACTATGAACAATAAAATAAAACTAGCAATATCATTCTTTGCTTTATGTCAAGCCACTGCAATAGTGATGGATAAACTAAAAGGAACTAAGATATATAAGCAGTCTTTAAAGAATCGCTGCAATACGTTAATGAAAGAATGCGAAAAAGAAATTGATAATCTATACGAAAAGGGAAAGTTAGACAGTCAGACTGAGGAATATTTTCACAAAACTACAAGCATGGTAGAAACGATGGTAGATGTCATAGAAAATAAAGATTTAGATATTTTTATAAATTTGCTAAAAGATTACAGAAACGGAGAAATAATGATCCTACCAGATAACAAACATCAAAAGATAGCATCACAGTTAGAAAGGGTTTAATTAATGTACGGTGTGCAAACTGGCAAAGCAGCCCTACTATCTCTAGGGTGGTCATGTTTAATATTGACATGAGTGGTTCGAATCCCTCCCGTACAGCAAAAAAAGCACTATGAAGATAAGAAAGAGGTTAACACCTGAGCAAGCTGAAAAACTTGGCCTAGAAATAAAGCCAAATGAAAAAGGTAGAAATACAGCTAGATATACTATAAGTAAATCTCTTTTAAAATTTCAAAATATTGGAGCTAAGATTTTAATATTTGACATCGAGACTAGTCCTATGAGGTCCTTTACTTGGTCTTGCTGGAAACAAAACATATCTACAAAACAAATAATAAGCGATTGGTTTATGCTTTCTTGGTCTGCAAAATGGCTATTTGAAGAAAATGTTTTAAGTGATAAACTAACAGGACAAGAATGTATTAATCAAGATGATTCTAGGATTTGTAAAACAATATTTAATCTTTTAGATCAAGCGGATATAGTAATAGCTCACAACGCTAAGAAGTTTGATATAAAAAGAGTAAACACAAGATTTATATATAATTCTTTAGGTACTCCGTCTAGCTATGAAATAATTGATACTTTACTACATGCTAGAAAACAGTTTTCTATAAGTTCTAACAAATTAGATTATTTAGGTGAGTTTTTTGGATTAGGCAGAAAAATAGAAACAGGAGGTTTCGAACTATGGGAGAGATGTATGAAAGGAGATGATCAAGCTCTAAAAGAAATGCAGATATATTGCGACCAAGATGTAAGACTTTTAGAAGAAGTATATCTACATATGAGACCGTATATAAAACCACATCCTAACCTAGGTCTACATATATCGGATGATATAAATAGATGTCCTACGTGCGGAAGTGATCAACTAACTCCTACTGGTGATTATTACACTACTATGAATACTTACACTGAATACAAGTGTAAATCGTGTGGTTCTAATTGCAGAAGTAGAAAATCAAATAAAAAAGGCAAAGGTATAATGTCTAGCCTACCAAGATAATTAGTAACTAATTAGTTACATTTTACAATTTAAAATAATTCGATGCAAAATTTTGAAGAATTACAGTCTAATGTATACGCATGGGCTAACGAGAAAGGTTTAATATTTGAAGATAACAGCCTTGCACAATATGCAAAAGTAAATGAAGAAGTAGGCGAAGTAGGTTCGGCTATTTTAAAAGGTGATAGGATAGCCTTAAAAGACGGTATAGGAGATAGTTTAGTAACTCTTATAATACTAGCTTATCAAAACGAGATGCATCCCGTAGATTGTCTTAATGAAGCTTGGAAAGAAATAAAAGACAGAACAGGTAAAACAGTAGATGGAACTTTTATAAAAGATTAAAAAACTTTTTGAAATATTAAAAAATACATGTACTATTGTGATATGTTTAACGCCTCTTAATTGAGGCTTTTTTATTTAACTATGGATTATAATGTTTTTATAAACTCAAAAAAACACCTACTAGGAGAATTTGGTTTTGAACCTGTATACATTCCTGATATAGCTTTTGACTTTCAAAAATATGTAATTGAAAAGGCTATGATAAGAGGTCGTAATGGTAATTTTTTAGACACTGGATTAGGTAAGACTCTTGTACAGCTTTCTTTAGCTTACAATGTAGTAAAAAAGACTAATAAAAAGGTTTTAATATTAACTCCTTTAGCAGTAGCATTTCAATTTATTAAAGAAGCTAATAAAATAGGTATTGATGATATTGAATATTCAAAAGATGGTAAGCATAATAAAAAAATAATTTTATGTAATTATGAAAGGTTGCATTTATTTGATTCAAAAGACTTTGAAGGTATTATACTTGATGAGTCATCAATATTGAAAAACTTTGACGGTAAGATAAAAAGTCAGGTAACCGCATTTGCAAAAAATATAAAATACAGACAATTAAGCACCGCTACACCCTCTCCAAATGATTTTATAGAGCTTGGAACTAGTTCAGAGGTTTTAGGGCATATGGGATATATGGATATGCTTGGTAAGTTTTTTAAGAATAATCAAAATAGCGTAGACAGTAACAATAGAAATATAGGCGAAAAGTTTTACCTAAAACCACACGCGGAAAAAGACTTTTTTTCATGGGTAAATCAATGGTCTATAATGGTAAGGAAACCTTCTGATATTGGATTTAGTGATGATAGGTATATGTTGCCAGATTTAATTACTAATAATCATACTGTAAAAAACCAAAGTCTTATAGATGTTAATGGTCAAATTCAAATGTTTACACCTATAGCAAAAACTATGACGGAAGTTAGACACGAGCAAAAAATGACTGAAAAAAGCAGATGTCAAAAAGCAATAGAGCTTGCTAAAGGTAAAACTTCTGTATACTGGTGCAATACAAATAATGAAAGTTCATTATTAAAATCACTTGATAATCAAGCGCATGAAATTAAGGGAAGTCAATCAATAGAACAAAAAGAGGAAGCTTTAATGGCTTTTGCTAACGGTGAAATTAAAAGGTTAATAACTAAGGCTAAGATGACTGGTATGGGCTTGAATTGGCAACATTGTAATCATACTGTATTTTTTCCTACTTGGTCATATGAGCAATACTATCAATCTATAAGAAGGTTTTGGAGATTTGGACAGACTGAAAATGTTACTGTAGATTTAGTTATATCAGATGGACAGAAAAGAGTAATTGACACTCTAAAACAAAAAACTAAAAAAGCTAATGAGCTATACACAAATCTTACAAAGAATGTTAACGGATCATTTATTGACTCTAAGAAAGAATTTGACAAAGAAATAATTAAACCAAAATTTATATAACTATGGTAAAGGATCAAATACACGAAAAAAATTATAGTATTTACAATTCAGATTGTATGTACGTTTTACCACAAATAGGAACTGAAACAGTAGATTTATCTGTTTACTCTCCTCCTTTTGCTGGATTGTATAATTACAGTTCTAGTCCTAATGATTTTTCAAATTGTGAAACCTCAGAACAGTTTTTAAAACAATACGACTTCCTAATTAAGGAAATGTCCAGAGTTACTAAAAAAGGTAGAATTAATGCAGTTCATGTTACTGAAGTCGTACAGAACGATGGTAGTTCATGGGATTTTCCTAATGAAGTAATTAGACTACATGAAAAACACGAATTTCAATACAAAGGAAGGGTTACTATATGGAAAGAACCTTTAAAGGTTCGAATGAGAACTATGGTAAAATCTTTAATGCACAAGTTAATCGTAGAAGACTCTACTCAATGTTTTCCTGCACAACCTGATTATCTTTTAATTTTTAAGAAAAAAGGAGAGATAGAAATACCTGTAACACATGAAAACGGTATAGAAGAGTACTTTGGAGAAACTCCAATACTACCTAATATACTTCAAGCTTGGAATAATGCTCAGGGAACTGGTCTTAATAGTGAAGAATTATGGGAACACTTAAATAGTATAAACGAATCCGATAAGGTTACTAAGCTTAATCATTATATATGGCAACGTTATGCGTCTAGTGTTTGGGATGATGTTAGAATAGATAACGTTTTACCTTTTAGAGACAGTAGAGAGGATGACGACGAAAAACACGTACACCCATTGCAATTAGATGTAATAGATAGATGTGTAAGCTTATGGAGTAACCCGAATGAAGTTGTATTAACCCCTTTTATGGGTGTTGGAAGTGAAGTATATAGCCCTGTATCACAAGGACGTA